GAAGCTCATAGCGTACAGCTTTTCGGGGGATTCTGCGGGTGCAGGGGCAGGAGCGGGAGTAGTTGCGGCGGCTTTCTCAGCTGCCGCAATGAACGAGCTAGGCTGCGGCGCGGGCTGGACAGGCGCGGCGGGCTTGGGAGGCTCAACTGCGGGAGCGGAATGAGCGGGCGCAGGGGCGGCAGCCTTGGCCTTTTCAGCTTCAGCGGCGAGTTCCGCTTTGCGGCGGTCTTCCTGTTCCATGCGCTGCGCCAGCTTCATAGACCCCGCCAGCTTCATGGTCTGGAGGTAATTCGCAACAGCAAAGGAGCGGTACGGCTCACTGACGACAGTGTTGATGGTTTCGATGTTCGCCCTGATTTGCTGGACACCATCAGCGATGCCCTCCTTGGCCTTTTTCATAGAGGTCGAAGCGTTCACCATCTTGGGGTCGAACACGCGCTCAAAGGTGACGGATTCGGCCAGATCGCCGATGATACTGTCGAAGTATGCGACGAGTTGCTTCTTCTTGTCAGCTTTCTGGGCCGCCTCATAGTTCTTGATGGTGGTGTCGATGGGCTGCACAGCATCGGCAATGAGGGCAGTCACTTCGGCGACCTCAGCCTCGAAACGGTCATACGGAGCCATGACTGCTTTCTTGACGCGGATGCGGCTGTCGGAGATGGCGTTCTTGAGGGCATTCAGCTCAGTCCTGTCTGCGCGGGCGTGGGTGATGTCATCCTCGGTGTAGACGAGGCCATTGTACTTCTCCGTGATGGAGCGAACGTACTTCAAAAGCTCGTCCTTGTTCCAATCAATGTGTACATTTTCGGCAAGCGAGTGTTCGTTGTTGATAATAAGGCCAAATTCTTCACTCATGTTTTTCTTCTCCAATCTGTTTGATGATGATTACGGTCCGGGGCTTGTCGGAATAGAACTTCCGGCACTGGCAGTCTACAATTTGCGTGTCATCGCGGTACGCGACCTGATTGAGCGCATCAGCCACGAGCTTGACAACATTGTCCATGTCAGGCTTCTTGGTTGGACGGATGAGGCCGTCCAGCTTGGCAGCTCTTTTCGCCTTGCTGTCGCTCTTTGGAACGGCATAATATGCCAGAATCCTCATGTCGAGCATCGCGGTGTCAGGGAAGCGGAATGTACCGCACTGACGGCGGTATTCATATCCGACGAGGGCTTCCCTGCTATCGGTCTTCTGCGGAGTGTGGGCAGTCCCGGTGTAGGTGTTGAACCGGGGCCGTCCCTTGCCATACGGTTCACCAAGGACGGTGAACTGGATGCTGTTCATGTACGCTCACCTCCCGGATGCGTCGTCATCGGAGTAAATCTTCAGCGTGTACTCGACGCTCTTTCCATTCGGTGTACGCTGGCGTTTTCCGGGGCCAACAATGTAGCCGTTGTCAACCAAAATGCCGGAAACCGTCTTGCGGTCTTCTTTCTGGAAAATCTTGATCTCAGCAATAAGTTCCATATCATTCACCTAACAATTTCTTCATCTCATCGAACTGCCGGACCGCGCTGCGCTTGCGCCACGACAGCCCGGTCAGCTCAACCGGGTAGCACATCTCGAACAAGCGGTCGAAAATCCGGCTGTACCGAATGTCGGCGCATTTCTTCATGTGGTCGAGGGTGAGGTTTGTGGTGAGAACGATGGGGCGTTTACTGCGGTATCGGTCATCAACGACCTTGTACATCTGCTCAAGGGCAAAATCGGTGCTGCGCTCCGCGCCGAGGTCGTCGATGACGAGCAGTTCCGCTCTGCTGGCAAAGTCGAGGCTGTTGCTGTCAAAATCCAGCGCACGTTCAAGGATGTTCGGGAACGATGTCATCACGACGGTGTGCAGTCCGGCCATCAGCTCATTGGCGATGGCGGCTGCGATGTAGGACTTCCCGGTCCCGACATCCCCATAAAACATAATTCCCTGCCCGCATGTCTTGAGTTCATTGAACTTCTCGACGTATCTCCGGGCAATCCTCAGTGCTCTCTCGTTGCCATCAGTTTTCTCACAGCTTGCAAACGTGACGTTTTGAGCCTTTGCATCAATCAGGCTCAGATTGCGGAGCCGTTCAACCTCGCGTTGGCGGTTGTACAGCTCCATCTGCTGCCGGAGTTCTTCTTCCTTTTTCAGGGAGCAGAAGCAGCGTTTTGGGACGATTTTCTTGACCGTTCTGCCGCTTCCGTCAAAAAGCGGGAAGTCGATTTCAAACTCGACCGTATCACCGCACAAGGGACATTTTTTCAGTTCAGGCACGAGTTACCTCCAATCTGCGTATGGGTCGTTGCTTGCGGCGGTAGAGGCCGTTTGCTCGGCGTGTTTCAGGTAGTCGGTGAACGGCGTAGCGTCGGACAGGAACGTCTTCGGGTGCTTGATGAACTGCTTGTCAGTTTTGTTCTGCTCAACGCTCACAGCGTAAGCTACGGCGGCCTCAAGCAACTCATTCTCTCCCCAGCCATCGTTGACACGCGCACAATATTTCTTGTACGCTTCCCCTTTACCGACCTTCCGTGGGTAGGCATCCCAGAATTTCTCAAAGCCTTCCGAGTAGGATGCCTTGGGAGCGACTTTTGCTGGAACAGCAGGTTCATCAAGCGTGACAGGGACAGGAGACTTCTTTCGGGCGCGTTCTTTGCGCTTTCGCTCTGCGTCCCTTCCCTTCCGCTCAACATCCTTATACCACTGTGCTTGCCATTCTCCCCAGTCGTGAAGACAGATACAGCCATCTTCAACATCGAGCCAGCCGGAATCTTTCATCGCACGAATGACAGTTTTGGATGAATACCTATTGTCGAGGCCAGTTTGGATGACAGCCTCGATGTCGGCTTCACTCCCGCCGATGATTTCACCGGCAGCGTTGACATTTCGGATACCCCAGACCCACAGTCGAACGAGAATGCCGAGGGCTTCGTTCTGAGAGCAGCCAATGTCGTTTGCAAGCGTTCGGAGCTTGGGGCCGATAACGGCTTCATATACCTTGACCCAAGCCATAGATACCACCCCCTTTCAGGCTATAATAGTCAAATAGAGGCATTCAGCGCACTAAGACTGATGGGGGCGGTCAGAATGCGGTGATGACGGCAGCAGTCACACATCTCACAGCGGTCAGGCTCGACATCGCCGTTGCGGAGCTGGACAATGCGCGGCATATTCGATTCCACAGCAGCCAAAGCTTCATCGAGGAAGTTCTGCTCGATCTGGATGACGCGGATGTCAGGTTCTTCTTCCTTGGATACGCCAGAGATATAGAACGGCAGCCGCAGACCGGTGTTCTGCCGAACGATTTCCTGATACACGGCACCCTGAATGTCGTAGCCCCAGTAACGGATAAATTCGAGGTAGCCGAGGTCCTTGACCCACTTGTGCTCGGTCAGGGATGCCATGACCTTCAGGTCAACGATGGCAGTGCCGGGCAAATAGCTGTCCATCTTGATCTTCCACTTGGCACCAAAAAGCTCGCCGGTCATAATGACCTGCTTCTCGCCAGCCAGCGTAGACATGAAGAAGGGGTCGCGCTCAATGCGGGCAATGACCTGCTCAGCCTTGGTGAAGTCAGCCTTCAGGGTTCCGTCTTTCTTGAAGATTTCAGGGTTGTTCTTCTTGAACTCGTCCAGCGTACCCTCGACATAGCTGTCAACGTAGCTGCCGATCATCATGCCAGAGTTCTTCTTCTGCTGCCAGCGACCATTCAGCTCCTCAATCGCAGTAAACTCGCACCCACGGCGGCCATACGTTCCGACGAACTGCTTATACTGGCTTACGCTCAGGTATTCCTTGTTGGCTTCCTGTGAGTAGTAGTTCTCCGAGGTCAACACAAATGCTCCCATGTTCCTTATTCCTCCATAATATCAAGCTCTTCCAGCGTTTCGACTTCAGGCACAGGCTGGATTTCATTTTTCGGGGCTTCGATGGCGGGCGGCGTGAACGGATTCTCGGCCTCAGCGACATCAGGCTGGTTGTCGCTGTACTGCTCGGTGCTGTCCACCTCATACACCTTCTGGTCGTCCTCAATGGCCTTCTGCATCTCGACGGACAAGATGCCCCACTTGCTCAGCAGGAGCTTGATGACAGTTTTTTTTGCCATCGCGTCAAAATCGGTAGACCACCGGCTGGACTGCTTGCCATCGTTGATGTCGTAGCGGTACGACTGGCTGTATTTCTGCGCGTGGTTGTTGATTTCGGCCTTGCTCATATACAGCTCCTTGGTGAAGCCGGAGCGGAGCCGGAACCATGCGTAGTAGCCGATAATCTTGTCGGTCTTGCCCTCATTGCGGAACTTGCAAGCCGAGAAGTCATCAACAAACCGGCATTCGCCGGTGATGGGGTTATAGCTGACAAGCTCGTCCGCATAAACCTCAGCACAGTTCATCTTCTCATACTCGCCGCTGCGGATGGCGAGCTGGATATAGCCCTTGTACATCATCTGGAACTGGGCGAGGCTCTGCTTCACCCACTGGCCATTGATGCAGGTCTTTTTGCTGAACGGAACGATGGCACTGAAGCCGAGGTTGCTGTCGATAGGCAGGTCGAACGACGCGGCGACAAATGCGGCAGCCATGATCGAGTTCGGTTCGGACGCTTTAAGCTGCGTGGATGCGGCCACGACGTTCACGAGCGAGGCCATGAACTGGCTGGACTTCTTGCCGAGGATGTCGTTGAAGCGGGTCTTGATGTCGTCCCGCGCAAGCATTCCCTTGATGCTGGCAACGGTGGCGAGCTGGTTATTTTTCGGTGCGGGCATTGCGGACTCCTTTCTGCTTGATGGGTGTCGTGAACAGGCCGATGTTGAGCGGTTCCATCCTTTCAACAGCATCGTACAGCTCCTCATCGGAGCGGATGCCGTATTCAATACGAAGGATTTCTCTCAGCTTGTCGGCGTTCA